CGCTGCGCAAAGGTGACCGCGCTGACGCTCTGCGCTGCAAGGCTGAAATGGATAGCTGCCGCCAAAAGCTGAACGCACTCGCAGCATGACCGCATATTTCTGATGCCGATTCGATGAGTCGGCATTGGAAATCAAAAGGGAGATACGAAATGCCAAAGTACATGCTCGACTACATCCGGCTTTGCAGGGAGTGCAGCCTTGATCTGCGCACGATTGGCAACATGCGCTCCATCGTGATTCCTTCCCTGCAGCGTGAAGCAAGCGCGCTACGTAATGCTGTGAACGAGCTTGCAGGTGCCTTCCCAGAGCTTGAGCAAGACGCCGAGATGCTGGAGTCAGCAGTACGAGCCGGTCTTCAACGCTGCAACCCTCAGCCAGGACAGCAAGAGCTGTTCGCAGCATGAAGGGCCTTTTCACTGATGCACCTGGTTACTCGGGTGCATTGGGAAAACGACCGAATGCCGGTTCAGGAGAGGCTATCTTTATCAATGAGCTGGTTGGATTGCCAAACAAGAGTTGCAGTACAGCAGTAGCTCTCCTTTGCTAATCACGACGCTTCTCATACTTCCTGAAATTGAGAGGATCGCGCGATGAAATGGGAAAAAACTATTGCTTGTCTGTTGTTTTTTGTGAGTGCGAACACTTGGGCCGGCGGGGAACATGACTTCTGTGTTGATCGTTCTTCTCCAGCTAGAACCGAATCGATCCATGCTCGTTTTAAGTATGGAGATATTGATCCTGGGCGGGAGGCAGCACGGCTTATTGTCTCACAGCGATATCGCCAGGTTGACACCACAAATGTCACAGTCACCGACTACGACAAAGACACCTGCAAAGCCCCGATAGATGTCGTCGAAGAGATGACTGTTAGTGCTTCACCTGAACAGCTCGCCAATCTCGGCAATGCTGTGGGAAGGGGAGATCTCGCTGGGGCTGGCGTGCTCGCATTAGACATCGCGGCAGGCGCATCAGTGGCGATTGTCAAAGGAGTTGGCAGTGTGGGTGGGGACGTTGTGGAAGGAGTGAGAAATTTCTTCTGCGGCTTGTTCAACAACTGCTAGTTACCAGCAATCGCTCTGATTTCTCGCATCCCGACTTCTCGAAAATGAGCGACTTGCCGCCGTAAGCGGCCTTTCTCTTTTTCCTCCTATCTCTAATAACACAAGCCGAATGCACTCTCCTCCGCGCCCAACGGCAACCAGCGGAACGGATGAGTGCAGCCGAGTTTTGTTGGATCAACACCCGCCACTCTGGAGGCGACCATGTCAGCACTACGCAAGGCTCAAATTCAATACGACGACCTTCTGCCGCCTCCGGTGAACGAAGACGACCTGGCGGAGATTCAATGGCTCGAAGCAAACGCTGAAAACCTGATGCGAGGCTTCGTCGTCAGCTGGGGTATCCGCACAAATCGCGGTGAAGTGACCCAAGCCGAGCTTCACAAGGCTGTTCAGGACCATGTGAACCAGCGCCAGATCGACGGTGAAGACAAGAAAGATGTACTCGGCCAGCTGGTGATCGCCGCCCTGGGTTACAGCACATCTAGCCTGATGATGGACATGGCCATCTACCTGCTCGGCTCCAAGACGGCGCTGAAGGATATTGCCCTCGAACTTCTACGGCCTCACGCGGCCAAGGCCGTTGCGCTCCAGGAAGAGCAGGACCGTCTTGAGCAAAGGTGCGGATTTTGAGCCCGCACATCCTGATCGATCAGGCCCTCGACGGCGTGGCCACACCCATTGGCCAAGAGGACATCAGCTTGTTGGTCCAGGAGCTGATCACGCGCCTCTTCACCGACGGCGCAATCACCATCGACGAGTTCAACCACTACTGCAAACGGCTGCGCGACATTTGCCAGCAGCGCAAGGAGGCATGATGACTACATCACCAGTCAAAACGCTGATCGACGAACAGCTCGAGGACATCAGCGCCCACAACTTGCGCGAGGCTTACGGCCTGGCCGAGCGCCGCGGCTTCTTCGGTGCGCCAGTCGAGCAGTATGCCGAGCCAGGTTATGGCGGCCGTGTCCTGCAGGTGCTGCGTTACCGAGTTGCTCAACTGGAGCGTGAGGAATGAGTGGCCACGGCGCGCATCTACGCGGCCAACACCTGGCAATACGCTGTGCAAAGCTTCGGCGGGAGGGCCTGCCGCTGACCGAGGTTGCCGAGCGCGCCGGAGTCGATCGCGAGCGCGTTGCCGCCAAGATCAAATTGGGTGAGCGGCTTTTGTCACTCGAGGAACACCAGTGACCCGTCGCCAGCGATACCGTTGCGTCTTCTTCTGGCGCAGTTCGTTTATCGCCCTCACTACATGCACCGCCCTCATGTTGTTCGGCGCCCTCTCCGCGCCAATCCCTCAATAGCACACACCTTTCAAGAGCTGCGCCCGGGCGCGGCAAGGAATTGTCATGTCCGCACAAAGCGTGGCGCCGGTGGCGCACGAACAAACCCTGCACATTCTTCCCCATGTCGCGACCAGCACCAGCGCTCTAGTCCTCGACGGCGATAGCCTGGACAAGATGATGCGCTTGGCAGAGGTCATGGCCACCGGCCGCGCTACGGTGCCGAAGCACTTCAACGGTAACTCGGCGGATTGCCTGGCGGTCGTCATGCAATCCATGCAATGGAAGATGAACCCCTTCGCGGTTGCACAGAAAACACACCTGGTGAATGGCGTGCTCGGCTACGAAGCCCAGCTGGTCAACGCGGTGATCACCACCTGTGCACCGGTACTGGATCGCCTGCATTACGAATGGTACGGCGCCTGGGAAAAGGTGATCGGAAAATTCACCATCAAGACCAGCGACAAAGGTGAATACCGAGTACCTGGGTGGGTTCTGGCCGATGAGGAAGGCCTGGGCGTGAAGGTCTGGGCTACGTTTCGCGGTGAGGCCGAACCACGCGTTCTGGAATTGCTGCTGGCCCAGGCCCGCACCCGCAACAGCACGCTGTGGGCCGACGATCCTCGACAGCAGTTGGCCTATCTCGCGACTAAGCGCTGGTCGCGCCTGTATTGCCCCGACGTGATCCTTGGCGTGTACAGCCCGGACGAACTCGAAGAAGTCACTCCAGTCATCCGCGATGTGTCGCCACCTAAAGATCGGGCCACCACCGAGCTTCCACCCTACCCCGACGAGAAGCTCGCCGAGAACCTGCCCAAGTGGCGGGCCGCAGTGGACTCCGGCAAGTCATCCCCTGATCACTTGATCGCAACCGTCAGCAGCAAGTTCACCCTGAGCGAAGCGCAGATCGAAACGATCAAGGCCCTCGCCCCCATTGAAGGAGAGCAAGAATGAAAATCCATAATGTCGCTCAGGGTTCCGAAGCCTGGCATGCGCTACGCGCCAACTATTTCACTGCCTCCGAGGCACCGGCAATGATGGGCGCGTCAAAGCAGATGAAGCGCACTGAACTGCTCCACGCCAAGAAAACCGGCCTCGACCGCGACGTGTCGTGGTGGGTGCAGAAGTATCTGTTCGATAAAGGCCATGAAGCTGAAGCCTTGGCCCGCCCAATTCTGGAAGCACGCATCGGCGAAGACCTGTTTCCGATTGTCGGCACCGACGGCGACCTGCTTGCCTCGCTCGACGGCTGCACCATGCTCGGCGAAACACTGTTCGAGCACAAAATGTGGAACGAGCAGCTCGCCGCCGACGTACTGGCCGGCAACCTGGACCCGCACTACTACTGGCAGCTTGAACAGCAACTGTTGGTGAGTGGCGCCGAGAAAGTGATCTTCGTGTGCTCCGATGGGACCGAAGACAATTTCGTGTCGATGGAATACACACCGGTGCCTGGCCGAGCCGCGACACTCGTTGCAGGATGGAAGCAGTTCCAGGCCGATCTACTCGACTTCACGCCGGTCGAGGTCGTGCCGGAAGCTGTCGGCAAGACGCCGGATAGCCTTCCAGCGCTTCGCATCGAAGTCACCGGCATGGTTACCGCCAGCAACTTGGAGCAGTTCAAGGCTCACTCGCTGGCCGTCTTCGACTCAATCAACACCGTTCTAGAAACCGACCAGCACTTCGCGGACGCCGAAAAGACCGTCAAATGGTGTGGCGATGTTGAAGAGCGCCTGGCCGCGGCCAAGCAGCATGCGCTGAG